TGACTCCAAGCAATATGTTCTAGCATATCGTTTCTATTGAAATTTATTTTGTTTTGCCAATGTTGTACTGCACTTTGTCCTAGTATTTCTATTGGCTTACCCAAGCATAAAGCCTCAACTGCGGCCATACTATGGTATGTAATAACTTTTTTTGCTTTTCTTATCATAGGAAGTACTTCATCCCACCTTTGCTTTCTTTTGCCTATTTTTTCTCTAACGATTAACGGCACTTCTAAGCCTTCATAGTATTTAATTGTTTTGTCTCTCCAGGCCTGGTAATCCTGTCCCATGTATCTAAATATATTACTGTTATTATCAGCTGGCATGACTAATAGATTATATTCGCCATCAGGATTCCATTCACTCCACAAGTTATCATCTAGTTCAAGTAGGTGTCGTCTACTTTCTTTTACAGGACGAACTGTTGTATTTTGTAAAGAGTTGTATGAAATACGATAATACTGAGGGCGTTTGTATCTATGGTTACCAATGTAACCATTGTCTATATGAAAGAAATTAATTGAAGGGTCTTTTTTTATTGCATCAAAAATCCAGTCATCAAAAGGATGACTAAATGCAAGTAGTCTATCTTTTTCAATATCTTCAGGTTTGGTGATTGTTTTTACATCACAGAAAGTATATAGATATCTAAAAAGTTGTCCGCGTAATAGTTTACTATTTTCTGGTACTTGAAATTTATAGTGACGCATCTTCCATGCCTGCTACTCTTAACTTGACTACATTAGTGATTTGCCACTGTTTTTGATCAAGTCCTTTTAGCAAGCCGAGCCACTTGTTTCTTAGAAGTGCAAATTCATTTATTATTTTTTCATAATCAACTACGTCTGCTTCACCGTCAACATATTTTTCAACGTCTCTGCTACTCAAAGCTCTTTGATAATTTTCAAGATATTTTTTGAAAAATGAACTACGTAATCTACGTAGCTCGATATTAAGATAATTTAATATAGCTTCTATTTCTTGTAATTGATGAAATCTGTGTTCAACAATACCTGGCATTTCTGCCGCGGCACGTTCTACATTGCCTTTAAGTTTTACTTCAGCTCTTGCAGATGAAAGTTCTGATTCAAAGTGCAGTATTGCTTCTGGAATCTTGTTTACGTCTCTAGCTACTTCAGAGTACCAACCCATTAATCATCCCATTCGTCATCAATATCTTCACCATCGTCATCTATATCTAAATAGTATCCAATGGCCGCATCAAGTATATCACAACTGCCCATTGCATCTCTAAATTCTGTATCATCTGTGCCGTAATCAGCACAGACTTCTACAAATTTTTCAGCTACAATTTCTGTGTGTTTCTTGTCTAAGCTGTCTTTAAAAGTGTTCCAAATATCAACTATTTGACTGCTTTCCATGTAAGTCTACTCCTGTTCAAGTTTTTCTGTTGTTTTCTCTTGTTCTACAACCTCGATATTTACCTCAGGGTCTACTTTATTGGCATAATCTGACATAACTTTGTCCAATAATTCACCAGTCCAGTTTTTACGATATTCTTTAACTTCTGTACCTGCTGAGTCAATATATTTTAGCCTATTGCCATCTTTAACAATCAAGCCTTTTTTCTCAAACAAATCAACTAAACCACTATACGGATTCATTCCTGTTTCATAAGGAATCTTTACTTGTACGCCTTCGAACGGTTTTGCATATCTAGTCTTCATTACTTTACAACCTGCTCTAATACCACGTACATCAGTTACCTTGTTTCCATCTTCGTCCTCTTTTAGTTTCAATTTCTTCATTGCTACTACAATAGAACTTGCATAGATAAATCCTTGTCCGCCTGATATTTTGTCATCTGGATCAAACATATCCTGCGATGCATAAGTGTGGTTAGTACATACTAGTCCTACGTTATGCGAACCAATCATGTTAACTGTGTTACGTACTAATGAAGTAAGTGCCTTAGGTTTACGACCCATATCACCCTTCATGTCACCTTTGTTAAACTGATCTACATCTGTAGGTGTAAGTAACATACCCAAACTATCAATAACAAACAACACTTTAGGACGATCCTCTTCGGGCATCGCTTTATAGTCTGTCATAAATGTAGAAACTGTTTTTGCTACATCGTCAATCATTGACATGTTAAGTTTAAGTAATTTTTCTTCGCTTGTATCAACTTCTAATGCATGTAACCAGCTTTCATCTAATGCATTCTCTGAATCAATTAATACAACAAAGATACCTTGATCTTGTGCCGCCTTTACAATGTTACCTGCACAGATATAACTTTTACCTGCACCTGATTCACCTGCAAAAACAGTTACCTTACCCATTGGCACACCTTTGTGAAAGTCGCCACTAATAAGATAATTGAGTGCATAGTTACCTGTAGAAATCCAATCAGTCGGATCATTGAATCCTGCACTCATGCCTGTAATGGATTTTGTTAGTTGTGTCCTAAACTTTGTAGGATCAAAAGTTTTCGCCATAATGCCTCCTTAAATAGCCTAGTGGGGGGTTAACCCCACTAGTATATATTTTTAGTTTTGTTGTCTTTGCCTTATCATGGAAAGAATGTCTTCAGCTTTTCCACTTGTACTTGGCGTTGCTTCTACCTTAGGCTCTTCTACCTTAGGAGCTTCTTCCTGCTTTGGGGAAGTATCCACCTTTGGAGCACTAGGTGCCGGAGCAGTATCCTTACTTGCATTAGGATCGCCTGTACGTGCTGACATGCCAGCTGGACGGAAGTACTGTCCGAACTTGTCTTGATCGTATGCTTCACCATCAACACTTGCTTCAAACATTTCTTTCATCACTTTGACTTCAACATCGCTTGGCTTTTTAGGAAGGAAATCATTTAAGTTAAACAGACCATTTGATTCAATGGCTTTCATTTCTGTATCACTTAAAGGACGTTCACGTCTTGCCCAACTTGAAGTTGAGTAATCTGCATAACCGCCTTTAGAAGTTTTTGTAAGACGGAAATCAACACCAGCAGTATAATCTGTTGGCAGTTCTTCCATATCAGGATCCATCAATGCGGACTTGATAATTTGGAAAATTTGTGGTCCAATAATGAACCTACGAATTGGATTTTCAGGTGTTGTATCTTCGCTTAATGCATTGTCAGTTACAAACCCTTGAAAGATATAAGATCTTTTCTTCCAATATTTACGACCCATGTCTTCAAGACTTGGATCCTTAAACCAACCACGAACTTCGTTAAGAATTTCACAGCTATCTCCATACATTTCCATACAAGGAACTTGTACCTGTACAGGTCGTGAATCAGTTTCACCTTTGATACCTGCAAACGGAAGTTTGATCATCAAACGTTCTTTCCAGAAAAATGTGTTGGATTCGTCTCCATCTGGTAAAAACCTAACTGTAGTAGTTTGGCCTTCTGTCATATTCCAGAATGGAAAAATTGCGTTGTCCCCGCCGGAGCTTTTTGAACCACCTGTGCGTGATTCTTGTTCTTTCAGTTTAGCTCTGATCTCTGCTAATGTTGCCATAATATGCCTCCTTAAATTTTTGCCTTATAGCTTTGTGCCTAAAAAACATGCACAACAATATACATTGTACATGATATTATTTATAATGTCAAGTAGTTTTTTGCTTTATTTGTGGATTTTGGCTATCTTACGCCAGCAAGTTGCTGAATTCTAGCCATTTCTCTATCGCGACCTGCTAAAAGTTCTTGTATGACTTGGCCTGCTTCGTCTACTGCCTCGTCACCATATTCTTTTTGCACAGATGTAAGAACTGCTGTCTCTCCTTTTGGAAAAGCGTTATGAGTGTAATCGTACATACTTTTCACAAACTCTTCTACAGGAATCTCGTTCTTTTGTTTCATCTCGTCGCCTGCACCTTTTGGACTCAAATCTATTGTATCAGCATCATCGTCACTAGCTTCTTTTTCATCTTTACCAAAAATTGAATCTACAACTTTGTATCCGCCATACAATATTGCCATTACAACTGCCGCCGGTAAAGCATACTGTTTGGCAATTCCAGCAATTTTATCCATTGTTGGTAAATTATCCAAAGTACCTGCCGCCATTGCTTTTAAATCATCTGCTGTCTGTATCACTTTATCGCCAGCCGCGGACACGTTTTGTCCTATCTGCGATACTAGTTCTTTTGCTTGTCCAGGTAATGCACCAACTGTTTTTACTGTATCCACTGCACCTTTAGCCAAATCCATTGTTGCTGTAGGATTAGCCGCCGCTACTGCACCAGCGCCTGTTTTAATTGGATTTCTTGCGGCCACTTTTGCTCCGCCGCCTACAAGTTTACCAATCATTTGTGCACCTTTTTTTGCCGCTGGTAACAATCTTGGACCAACTACTCTTGCACCTGCAACCAGTGCCGGTACTAAGAACTGAACGAACTCATTGAGCTGTTCTTCTGATAAACTTTCTTCATTAGTTTGGCTATCAGCTAACAGTTTCGCCGCTGTTGCTTTGTCCATTTTGGTAGGATGTTTTTTTCCTGAACCTGCAGGATATTCAAAGTCTTTTTCACCCTTTGCCGCCGCATTGGCCGCCGCCATCTTAAAGTCTTCAAATGCTCTTTCGTATTCTGTCATAGGAGCATCTTGATTAAAGTCTGCACCATTTACAATGGCATCTGCTTGTGGTTCAAAATCATATCTTTCTGGAGACATGTAATCCGGGTCCATGTAATCTTCGTCATTTACCTTGTCCCAAATATCAGCATAACCTCTTCCATATTTTTCAATGAATTCGTCTCTTGACATATCAGCCGCATCGTCTTCCATGTCCATGACCATGCCTTTTACCTTACCTTCAGTTTCAACACCTTCACCATGGGCATATTTGTTGTCTCTATTATTCCATTCTTCTTCAGCATCTTCTTGAGCTGAACGTAGTATTTCTTCAGCGTCTACACCACCATAGTTCATAATCATATCTGTATCATTTTCCACGTCATATCCTAATTTACTACTTGGATTATTACCGTATGCGTGTACTTCAATTGATTTTACATCTACTACTGGCTTGCCATTTACTATTTTGGCAGTATAATGGATGTCGGCTCCTTCTACTTCACCATCATCTCCTGATACTTCAAATCCTTCAATCTTACCTTTAAACTCTTCAGGATCAAATCCTTCGCCTATCAAATCTTCTGGACCAAGATCTTTTACCTTGTTTGCTTCACTTACTAATCTATAGATGTAAGGAAATACGTCTTTTAGATCTTCGTTAAATTGTTTAATAGTAAGTTCGTCAATCCAAGAATTAGTTACATCTTCTGGAACTTCTTCAAGCACGGTTTTGTCGAAGTTTTCGAATGCTTCTTGGTATTTTGCTTTTGACTGTAACGCATGTGCCGTTTTCTTAACGGCCTCTATTCTTTCATTAACAACCTCCATATAACCTGCAAGT